AAAAACTGATAGAATATTAAGAAGAAAAGGAAAAAATGATGGAAAAAAGTACAAAAGCATACAGACGACCTATAGTTTGTTTAAATTATGGTAGCAAAAAAGATTGTGTACGATTTATTGCTTTTACAGATGCAAAAGAATGGGTTAATTTAAACCCTAAATTATGGATAAAAACAAAATTTACAGCCAATCTGCTTAGAAAGTATAAGCTTTGTAATAATTGTTTGGGGAATTACCTTAAAGAAGAAGTAGAATCAAAATCTCTTTTTTCTAAACTAGTAAGTTTGGTAAAAATATAAAATATGGGCAAATATAACGAAGATGCAATAATTAAAGAAATTAGTTTTTACGTAGATAATACGTATGACCAGCACTACAGCGAAGGTGAAGTACAGACTTTGGATTTTATTGAAGCCTGTGGTGATGCTAAGGCATTCTGTAGAAGTAATATTCTAAAGTATGCTTCAAGATATGATAAAAAAGGTACACCTAGAAAAGATATATTAAAAATAATACACTATGCAATGTTGTTATTGCATTTTCATGATAAGGAGACTAAGAATGAAAACTGAAATTAATCTTGATGACTTTAAAAAGGGCGTAATTGATGCCTCAAGATATATGTCAAGAGGAAATACTGATGATGAATTAAGTGACAAAAGGGATGAACAATCAATGAGACGCTATGTTTTAGAAATGGTGGGAAATGATGCTTCTACTTCTTATACAGAGGGTTTTACGTTTGGGGTGGCATTAAAAAAAGTTATTGAAACCGAAGAAGAAAAAGATATGGCTAGATTTCTCATGCAAGAGGGTGTCGAGCATTTGTTTGATGAACACATAATTTCTGAAATAAAAGCGGAAGACCAATCAACAGAAGAAGGGTTTTGGGATAATAGACCTGACATTGATAATTTATTAGATGACAAAGGAGAAAAAGAATGAAAGTACATGAGTGGAAAAAATCAAAAGCAGCTGGGGATAAAGGGGAAAAGATACTAATAAAGTTTCTTAATAAGCAAGATAAAATAAAAAGAGTTGTTGATTTGTCTAATAAGAAACAATATCAAGACAAAGATATTGATTTAGGTTTAGTTAGGGTTGGAGAAAACAATGAAGAAATAAAAGAAACAGCTGAGATAAAAACTGATTCAAGGTCAAATGATACAGGTAATGTGTTTTTTGAGACTCACAGTAATCTAGAGGCAAATACATTGGGATGCTTTCTAAAAACTGAAGCTGATTGGCTTTTGTATTACTGCGTCAATGAAAACTTTGTGTATGCGGCTCGTATGAAAGACCTGAAACCGTGGTTTTTAAAAAACTTAGATAGCTTTGCTGATAAAAAACTAAGGAACAAAGCGACTAATGGGAGAAAAGCATACACAACAAAAGGAAAAGTTATTCCAAAAAGATCTATAGAAACATTATCCTTTGTAAAAAAATATGAAGGAATAAAGGAGAGAGCAAATGGCAAAAGTTAGTGGGCATTTAGGGTTTACTTTTAGGGTAGGTCCATTAGAGCAGAATCAATATGGTAGAGTTGACTTGACGGTTGACCAAATAGATACGGAATTACCTATAGAGCCTCAGCTAGAGGAAGCAAAACAAGTAGCTGATGTTGTGTGGACGTTTATTAAAGGAAAAGTAGACGCTCAAATTGAGGATATATTAGATGAGGGAAAATAATGAATCAATTAGAGCTTCTGTTTTAGAATCATTACTAGGAGAAAGAGAAAGACAAGACCACTTGTGGGGAGAACAAAACCACGATGACTCTTGGTGGAATATCCTAGCTACGGAAAAGAATGGGGATATTGCAGAAGAGATTTTCTCTCAAAGTGATACTAAACTATTTATAGAACTTGTACAAACATGTGCTACGTACTTTGCGTGGGCAGAGTGTGTTAGACGGAGGGTGATGAATGGAAAATAACGCTGAAGAAGCAATACAAAAACTATTAAAAAACAAAAAGTTAAACTTNCAAACAGGNGANAGTGATACATTTACNACGAATAGAATACCTTTTAANATACCAGCGTTAGATAAATTGACTGGTGGGGGAATCCCATTCAAAAAGATGACTCTTATATATGGTCCGACTAATGTAGGGAAGTCTTATCTAGCATCACAGATAGTTGTAAATGCTCAGAAAATGGGTGGTAAGGCGGTATGGGTTGATACTGAACTATCCTATGATAAAGATTGGATGTCTGCGTGTGGCATAGATGCTAAAAAAATATTAGTTTCACAACCAACTACAGGTGAGGAAGCTTTAGAACATGTTAGAGAAGCAATGATAGCTGGTTTTGAGGTTATAGTATTAGACAGTATAGCAGGTCTGGTACCAACAAATATACTAGATGAAGAATTTGGAACTAGTCCTATTGCTTGGCAATCAAGATTTGTAAACAGTTCTTTTCCTAGACTTTTCCCACACCTTCAAAACGGTTCAGCTTTTGTGGCGATAAACCAAGTAAGAGCTAGTATGGGACCTGTAGCATTAGATAATATGCCTGCAGGACAAGGGCAAGTATTCTTTGCTCATTCTATTATGCAAGTACAGCGTAAGGGGTGGATAGAAGAGAAAGAACAAAAAGTCGGATTCAACATGAATATTAGACTAAGAAAAACTAAGACTGGTGGAGAGAATTGGGATTCAGCGATTGTACCCTTTAGGGTAGAAGGTGGTATTGATGTGCTAGAAACATTTATTAGGGATGGTATTGAAGCCAAACTAATAACACAGGCAGGTGTGTGGTATACTTATGGGGACGTAAAAGCTATGGGTATGAACGGATTAAAAGCAAAGTTTGTTGAAGATGAAAAATTGTTTGAGAAACTAAAAGATGAACTTACCCCCTAGAGACCACACTCCACAAGAAGAGATTATAGCTCAATGGTTATCTAAGTTTGGGTTAAGTTATGAACCACAAGCTTATTATCACCCATATATAGTAGATTTTTATATACCAGAAATAAAAACAGTTGTAGAAGCTGATGGGGTATATGGTCATTTGGGTAAAAGAGATAGGAAGCGGGATTCAGAGCTTTTAGCCCTAGATGATATAGATTACATTATTCATATAAAAGAAAAAACGAACGAAAAAATAAAAGACCAACTTTGGTTGGAATTAAATAATTTAGACAAAGGTTCAGAATGATACAGAAAAGAAAAGCCACATCAGCTCATAGGCAAGATGTTTGGCTCAAAGACCTAATAGATGAACACCTAGAGGGGACAATGACTTCTAGGGGAGAGCACGTGTTCTATCCATCTGTTATAAGTAACTCATGCGATAGATATGTATGGCTATGTTACAATGGACGTATGGTAGACAGACCATTGCCAGCAGTTTTAGAGAGGATTTTCCAAAATGGTAGTTTTTTAGAAGAACGAGTTGGTAAGTGGCTTTCGGAGTTAGGCATTCTAATTGATAGAGAAGTTTCAGTAAAATACGAAATTCCTGCGATTTCTGGTAGGATAGACTTTTTAATTAAACATGCTAATTACGGGGTAATTCCTATTGAGTTGAAGTCTATAAACACATCAAAGTTTGATACCTTAAAAAAACCTTTACCAGAACATAGTATTCAAATTCAAATGTATCTTAATATGGGAAAATATGAAAAGGGTACTGTGTTATATGAGAATAAAAATAATCAAAAAATAAAAGCTTTTTTGGTAGATAGAGACCCAGAACATTGGGCTGATATATTAGAAAGGTGTTTTAAAATTAAAGACATGTTAGCAATGCCTGAGAAATGTACAGGACCTAGGTATTGTGACTGTCGATTAGTAGATGGGAAATTATTATAATGGAAGAGAGAGATACAAAATGGACTCCTATGAAAGCATTAGGAAAGGTATCTAAGAGAATTGACTCATTAGGCATACCTATATTTGACCCAAAATTACCAGAGTATGAAGGGTTAGATTTTGCTGAATTGTCAAAAGCTTCTGATAAAGACTTAGAAAAGTTCCTAACTATGTATGGGGGATATAATGCTTTTTTACAAACAAAAGTAGCTGATATTGAAGCTACTGTAGGTGCTTTAGAAGCATCCTTTAATGAGGGTTATAGTAAAGCTTCGTTTAGACTATCCCAAGAGCATGAAAAAGTGGGGCGTAAAAAAGCTACTAAAGATGAATTAAAGGGTGAAATCATGGAAAAGTATGATGCCCTAGTTCAACTAAGAAGAGATATTATAGAACAATCAGCCGAATTGAAAAGACTTAAAGGGTTATTAGAAACCTATAAAGAAGCTTACGGAACGGTGAGCCGGGTAATCACAATAAGAACTACGGATACATACTAATGTCAAACTATTTAGGACTAGATACATCAAGTAAAGCAATACACGGAGCCGTTGTAGACGATTCTGAAGCTCTTGTAGGCTTGTATAAATGGTCTAGTACAAAGAAACTATCTAATGAAAGATTCCCCGAAATTGTAATTGATTTTTCTGAAGAAATGAGTAAAATAAATATAACAGATAAAGCAGCTGTTGAA